TTGTGATTGATTTAAATCGATTGCAAAATTGGAATCATCTTGAACAATCCTAAGCAGTTGTTCATTTAGATAAGCTTTGTCAGCTTTTTTCAACTTTGCAATATAACTTTCAATCTTTGTCATAGTAAAAAGAGAGGAGATTTTACCTCCTCTCTTAAACTTAAACCCTACGCTATGGCAATAGTGACAGGAGCTTCATATCCAGGAATGGATAAAGTAGCCGCTGAAATCAAAGAAAGTATATCCGTTGCAACTGCCGTAGCAGAAGTTAAACTGTACAATCCAGTCTGAGCATCTTGCACGGCTGCTGTCACAGCATGATTTGCTCCCCCAACTGAAGTTAGTTTAAAATCTCCAAATACCAAACCATCAATGGAGGTTCCATCTGCTGCTGTTACCGAAACCACAATAGTATTCGCAGCAAGGACTCCGGACTGTTTCAATGTTACAGCCGTCAATGGAAGAAGAAAATTCACAAATGACTTAGCATCTACAAAAGCACCATTGTCATCCCATTGGCTGTTATCAACCATTACAATCTTGGAAGGGGATTTAGATGCTTCCTTGCCATTACTCCACATAATAGTTTCCATGTTAAGCAGGGCAACGTCATAGCCAACAAAGTTTGCATTAGGATCAGTCTGACCCCAAATTCTATTTTTGTTGTCTATGAAAAATACACGGCACGGTGACGTACCTGTGTGTGAGCGCATAGCCTTATGCAAGTAAATACTTTCCAGAAATGTAAAGTCAAATTCTGGGATACCGTCCCTAACAGGCATAACCGACAAATCTGTTTTATCATAAACAAATTTCTCGGATGCGTTATCAAAGGACCGGAACGAAGGCCATAAATAAATTCTTTTTGCAGGTGTATCAAGGATCGCATTTTGCCACTGAGCTTGCACTATTGAATTAGCAGCCGATAGCGAAAACCCTTTCGGGGTTGTAATCATCCTTTTAATAACACCCGGAAACGGGCTGCTCAGAGCAGACAAGTTTCCAATATTTTGTTTCAAAAGTGCCATTGTTTTTATTTTGTTATGTCTCTTGTAAATTCAAAATTCACCAATTCAATTGCATCAACAGGCTCATTAAACATATTCTTAATGTTACCGTCAGAGTTGTTTGTTCCATAATAATAACGATTGACCGGTTCGTGGGGCGGTATAATAGCTTCTTGAGTACTGTCCCACATGAAAAGACCTATCTTGTAAAAGGCATCTAAAAAACTTTCGTACAGTGGATAGAGTATAGGAATATAATTCTTATCCTCTCGACCCTCTGTCGATAAGTCAGCCGTTGTACTTACTGCAATTAACAAGTTTAGTTTATAATCGATCAACCTTCCTCTACGCACATATTGGTAGTCTCCATTCAGTGCGATTAAGGGAAAAACTTTTGGAACATTCAATTTTTCTTTTTGAGAAACTGTGTTAACGATTTCTTTTCGGCGACCATTGAAGAAAAATGGAGCTACTAGCGAATCAGGATCATAAGCATTAGTAAACGCACCAACTGCAGGCGGTTTAACCGATGTATCCCTCATTGCTTGTACTACCATACCAATATCATCAATGATTGACGTCATAAATCAAATTCATTAACAATGCCAGGATTTTGGAAATAAAGGCTCAGGTAATTCAAAAAATCGCCGTTCAAACTTGTGATAGCTGCAACAACATCATTAAAATCAGCAGCTTTTGCAAATAAATATTCATATAGTGTGTTCCTATCTTGACTACCTATCAAGCCAATTGTGCTTCGGTCTTGAGCACCTAAAAAAGTTTTCCGTTTCCCAACCATTCGAGAATAGTTCATGAACGCTTCACTAAATCGAGGGCTAGAAGAGTATCCGGCAGCGTTTTCAGTTGTTTGTTGAATGACACCAGAATCTTGTACGCTGGTTGTAATATAATCTCGTAACCAGAACGCATAGATAAATGGTTTCATCAACTCGGACATACCCGCCCAATTCTGTTTAACACCATCAGCGTTTGCATAAGATTCACCAGCCCAAAGTTTTTGCCATTTTGTGCGAGGTTGTAATTGCCATGTAGCACCATCGACCGGTAATACATTTGCATTATTAACCAGTGCTATGAAAACATCATAACCATACAAAACTTGATTACCAATTATATAGTTAGTTGTTTTCACCCACAAAGCCGGCAAAGCATTCATAGCTGCTGCAAACGCTTCATAGAAATCACTCCCCAAAACTCTTCTCAGCTCAGTCGCTTCTTTTTTGTTGATGTATCTTTGGAATACCGATTGTACGTCGGCGTCATTCATCTTTGGCAGATTATAAGGCTGGTCTAAAAAATCTTGAGGAGTGACAAACATCTCTTCTAGTCTTTTTTAAAATTAATGATTAGTGATGACTGCTGTTTGTGTGCCTACCATTGTACCGGCTCCTTTCCAATAAACCGCGTACCATGTATAAGGGTTGTTTTGCAGAACCCAAGTCTTAGATTGTGAAGCCACGTTAGCAACAGCAAGCGAATCAATAGTAGTCTGACCAGCTACACCAAGTTTTAAGCCATAAAGTTTCACAAAATTAATACCGTCAACACTACCATAAAGATGGACACCACCAGTCAATGTACCAGAAGTTTTCACACCGGTCCAAGATATTGCAACTGTTGAAGCCGTAGCACTGTTTATAAATTTAGTAACAAGATAATTTGATCCTGCATTTGTTACAGTATCTTTTGTTACATAAAAATAACCAGCGTTAGAAAACTTTTTCACAAGTGGTACACCTGTCGCCACACCTACTGTACCGGTTGTCGGTGCATAAGCTGGCGCGAGGTTCCCAGGAGCCTGCGCACTAACTCCTAGAGCTATAAACAGGCTAAATACTAAAATTAAAACATTTTTCATTTTTCTATTTCTTTTAAGATTACTGTTGAATAGCCCCTAAGATAGTTGCAATGTCATCATAAATAAACGCATTGCGATCAAGCTCACGCACGACAGTAAAGAAACGAGACTCACCAACCATTGTGAACAGGTTATTAATCAAATTATCATTGATCCAACCTAAACGTAAAGCGTAATCAATATAGTTCACGATCTCAAGCCTAGTGAAATCTCCAATCATGATTTTACCGGGCGCTATCTGGCGTTTCGCAATCGCAGCCATATTACCGATTCTGATAGGGTTATCCCCATTATTAAATACAAGTTCAGGAAACAGGTACTGATCAAACGCATTCTTTTTTAATTTCAAAGATGCAAGATCAGTAGGGTTAAGAATAACCAAATTAGGATAGTACTCAACTTCATCAGTATAGTTTGCAGTTGAGAAAATTTGCAAAGCTGCTGCTTGTATCGCATCAAAAAGGTTAGGGTCTTTTATACCATTGCCATTTGCGGTAAGGATCAAAGAGCCTGCAAGAGCATTGCCATTATTATCGAGTAAACCTGCTTGATTATAAGTACGCGCTTTGCCTGCCACCCCGATAGGGTCTTGACCAGCACCGGTTCCAAAAAGAATTTTTGATTGGCGCTTCAACAAAACTTTTTTCAAAAGCAAACCAGTTGCTTCAGATTGCATGCGTGGAATATCTTCAACCGATTCAGTCGAAAGTGTACTATAAGCAGTCACTTTCTTAGGACCAACTGTTTTCACGACTACCTTCAAATCAACTTGAGACTTGGCTGCGTTTTCTGCTGTAAAAGCAGCATCACCATCTTTCGGCTCAAAGTCAGCATAAGGATACACAGGTTTAGTTGTCCGTGTTACAGATGAAAAGCGTTCAATAAACGGCTCTTGTAAATTAATTCCGCGCAAATCTTCTACTGACATTAAATCAAGCAAAGCGTTACCACCAGAATCAGTAGTAACAGCACTGGTGAGGATCGTTCCCACAACTTTATTCACTACTCCTACACCTTCTTCGAACTTGTCAGGATTGCCAAACACGTGTGCATGACCAGCACCGCCTTGCGCGACTGCGCGCATTTTTTCAATCTTTGTCTCATTTGCAAACTCGTCTGCAATCATTTTGCGCCAATTGCTCTTATTCTTAGAACTTTTCTTTTGTTCAAGTTCTGTAAGTTTAAGACCGTGCTTGACAATGATTGCCATTGCGCCTTTTTTCTCATCGAGAATCTCATTAATCTTCTCAATGTTTAGACCTTTCTTAAATGTCTCGCCTAATACCTTAAAAGCGTCTTCTACGTCTTTCTTGGTAACCATCTCGTCTGAGGCTTCTAGCTTGATGCGCTTACCAAGGCTATCAAGGAATTTTTTTTCCTCTGAACCTTCTTCCAGACCAGATGTATCAATTTTTAAAACTGGTTTCATTTTTTAAATTTTTAAGTTAAGTATTCTACTATTTGAAGGCTCCGGTATCTTGAGTGTTTTATAAAACGGCTCAGCTTGAGTGGATTTCTCCGGCTCAAACGCTTCAACTGACTGTGTCGGTGTTGCGTAATTCGAACCACGCATCACGGCACTACCTTCAATATTTTTAGCTTCGGTGACTGCCCAAAAATATCCGGCCTCATCTACCTCAGCTTTATTCGCAATCATATCGTAATAGTCTTTCCAGACTTTCATTTCATCAGGATACTGTTTGTTATCAAGCGCAAGCGCGAGTTTAACATAACGCATACCGACAGAATGTTGCGGCACTTTATTCGCTTTATAACGTTCAAACATACCGGTTTTATCTGAGTTATCGATCACTGATTCATAAACAAGTGCCTGAGTTTTACCTTCATAATCAAAGCCTAATTCCTTCCAAGTGAAATCTTGTGCACTTGCTTTAACATCATCAGAAATAGTACCGTCAAAACTAAAATCATGTTGTTTAACAAGATAATTAGTCTTACTCTCTTTGATTGATTTTGTCCAAAGACCATCAATATGCACATCACCGTGCGAATCAAAAAGTTTTGTGGTGTTGATGATTGAAACAACTTTTATAGATTTAGCATCTTTCAAAGCTGCACTCTGATCCTGTTTAGTAACATCTATTTTACTTTCATTTACAAGAAAATAAAATGGAGTAGAAACAGCATCTGCAAGTTTCACCACACTTTTTTTCTGCGCAATAAGTGCAAGTTTGTTACTAACAAGCCATGTATGTTTCTGTGCGAGGTCTTTGAACAATGGTAACTTTTCCATAATTACTTCTTTACAGTTTCTTGAGCCTTGACAATCTTTTCACGAGTGCTTTTAATGTCTTTGATTTCTTGTTCAGTGGGCTTGCTCATACCAAAACTTTTTTAGTGATTGAACCTTTTACCTGCTGCTCTTTTGCCACTTTATTCATTTCAACCGCTTTCAAATACTTTTCATTTGATTCGCGTTCGCGCAAATTCATATTAGCAAAAACAATTTCGTTTTGATCTTTAACCATATCTCTAATTAAAGGTTCAGAAACAAAACTTTTTGGTAGATTGTTCTTTACTTTCTTTTTAAATATTGCCATAACTTTATTGGTTAGTTGCTGTTGGTTGAATTTGACTCTCTGTTAACGGTCTTTCCGTTTTCATATCCTTAAAATAAACATCGCCATCATCTGTAGTATCTATACCAACTTGCTCACGCCACTGATTAAGTGTGATTACATTATTAAGCCAACGAATTTGAAGAGCCTGATCCCAAAGTTGTGCAGCTTGTCCCTTATTTTTCTCATCTTCTTGTAGGATGGCTACATTACTAAAATTTCCATAAATACAGCAATTATTTTCCTCAGCTAAAAAATACTTCTCGTATTTAAGAAAATCTTTTTTGTTATTCGGAATAACATTATTTTGGTAAACATTTTTTTCAGCTTGAATCACATTTGCATAAGTACTGCCTTGTTCTTCATAAAGAATAAACGGGTATGCATACCTATGACAAACTGCACGCTCGGCAGTAATGATAGTCTCTTTTGTGCCAAGCTCTGTAACATTATAACCCATCGATTCCCATCGAACCGGTGTACGGCTGATTGCAAATTGAAACTGTGACCAATTGAGGCCATACTGTTGCAAAGCTGTTTGAATTTCATTCTTTTCATCAGCAGTCATTGCAATATTTCCAGAAACAGGATCGGTTTTTGGCGCATGCGTAATAAAACCTAGCGGGCCTCGTTTACGCAAAGTAACGTTATCGGCTTCCATTGCCGCGCAAAGATTACTAATAGCCATATCTAATCCGACAAGACGAGATTTTGGTAAAATAAAATGTTGTAGCTCATCTTGCATATAGCCGTCATCGAGTAAAAATACATCATCAGGTTGGAGAATAACCATCTTACCTCCGGGCAAATTTACTCTCCAGCCCCCCACAATATCGCTCAGCTTTGTAGCTTTCAATATATTTGCACCTGGCCGCGGAACAGGATCAAATAGCCACGGTGGCAGATTAATCATAATTGCAGCGTAGTCAGGTGTCATCTGTGATGGCTTCAATACAAACACGGGACAATAACCAAATATTTTTTTATACATTACTTGCTGCCCGCGAAATTGGTGCCAATCTTGCAATGGGTTAGGCTGTGAAAGAAGCCTGCGCATGTTGTTTGCCCAAGTATTTTTGGCAGTATTGCCGCCTCTCTTCAAAGTAATATAGTTTATCTCTAATTCACATGTAGTATCATAGTGACCGAGTTGATCGACAACAGACGCAACCGGGAAACAATAATCGTATGCATATTTTTGCATCATCCTATTTTTCATCCCTAACCATGCGGCAGAATCTTGACCAGTCAATTTAAGAATGTCTCCATTATTGGAAATTGGTGCAAAATCCATTCCGCTGAGAAAAGAGCTTGCCGGAAGGTTCGCGATCGTGCCAAATAAATTAAGGAAAAACGAATTGCTGAACTGCATCGATGCATTTAGCGGTGCATCTTTACGTATAACAATATCGCGACCTTTTGTAATCACTAATTATTAGGTTTATTCCGTGATCGCAACCATAAAAGAAATGGTAAAATGAAACTCTTTGAGACAGCCTGAATAACCCAAATGAAAATTTGAGAAGCAATAAGCGCAAGAAAGACAGACCAAAAAACGTGCGTCAATATGCTAAAAATTGTTTAGAGTATGTGCGAAAATACAAAGTTGAAAAATAATTTAATACAATGCAAATGTCAAGCTGCACGCCAAAAACGAGTATAGACAGCCATACGAATCTCATCCATGTGGTGGTTATCTATAGCGACCGGCTCATTTAACGGTCTACCCGTTGTCGGGTCCATCAACCACATATATTTTTTCCGTTCGTAATCTATGTTTTTTGATGAAGCTGTATAATAAACTTCATACTCATTCAGCTTAAGTATACCGGCATTGACTGAGCCCGGTCCCTTACGTGCCGGTATTGCCAACAGACCGATTTGTCTGAGCTGTTTGATCATATCGCCGTCTCGCTCACAATAAACTGGATTTTTATCGTGACCAAAACCTACACCACGATAAAGTGAGTTCAGTTTTACAGGCGTAATACCTGGCTCATAACAAAGCTCATGAACAAATATTTTATTTGCGATGCGTACAATTTTGCTACCTGCTGTCGGATCGTTTGTGTAACCAAAATCAAGGCCGCCGAAGAAATTATCATCAGTCCACGGAAAATATTTATCAGGTATTTGCCGCCAATTAGGAAAGATGAGGCCTGAAAGATTACCGGTCAGCCCACGTGCATACACTTTCCATAATTCAGGGTCTTTTATAT